CAGCTGCTGCATTTTTTGAAACTAAATCAGCGTAGTTACCAAAAGCACTTACTTTGTTATAACCATATCTATCTTGATTAGTTAAATTACCACCACCATGCATGCTCTGTTCTTGATTAGCTAATTGCATATCAATAAAAGCATTGTCTGTTGCACTTAATCTATTTTCTCTTGATTGATTTTTTGCTAACCCCATTAAAAAATTACCACCAGGAATTGCCATACCTATTCCTTTTCCAATTAAATCCATTGCCGGTTGAAATTTACTTGGTTCAGGTCTTGTGCCGGGAAGATAACCACTATAATCAGATACTCGGTTAGTTTTATATCCTGTTTGTGCCGTATAAGGACTGTTGAAAAAATTATTTTCACCACCACCACCACCACTATTTGTAAAAGCATTTGTATTAGGTATACCAAATGATTCTGTTTCTTCTTCTATTACTTCGTTAGTAGGTAACTGAAATTCATTTTGTAAAAATCTTTGTTCAGGTACTGCGTATAAACCTGCTGCTCTTATCTCTGCATCTGTTGCCATTATCTCATTCCTCCTGGTGAAATGTCTAATCTAAATGTACCCAGTTTCCAATCTTGATTGGTTGCTGTGTTAGAAATTTTTAATGCGATAGACCTTGCTCTTATTCTTGTACTCTGAAAAGTTTTAGATGAGTTGATTGTAAATTCTTTTGTTGCTGGTGTGCTATTAGGATAAGCTCTTGTTGTAAAACTAACTTTAGTGTCACCAGTCTGTGTAATAAAATCAGGTATAAATCTACTTATTCTCATAATGTATTCTCCGTCTCCTCTAAGATCTGGTGTACCCACAGCTTGACCTGTGTTACTTCTTTTTTGTGTAATGTCAAAGTCTCCTGATTCTATAAACGCTGGTATTGCTACAGCAATATTACCGGCATTTACTTCATCAGTCCCTGTTTCCTGGTTATAGTATATCGTACTACCTTGCGTATTACCAGTAACATCAAAAGAAGCATTATCGTTTGACCCATAATAAGTAGCGTGAGGTCTATTAAATACAGCAGAATCTTGCCAAGCAGTTCTAGCTAAACTACCTGTTGTCCATATCGGTTGTTTAGCTGACGAGTCTAAATAGTTATACGTCACTACTCTATCGACTTCATCAGAAGATTCACTACAATAAAACCAGTTTATTTCACCAAACAAATTGTTTAGTCCACAGTTAATTAAATCTCTCGAGGTATCATTAATACTATCATAAACATAATCTTCTACTAGACATGGCATAGATTGTAGTTGACCATCATAAGTAAAGAAACCATTCTCTGACATCCAGTAAGCAGAACCATCTACTTCCATACATGCATTCTTACCAAACAACCCACAGTTAGTTCCTACCTGTTCAAAGGAGAAAGTAAAAGGTTGTCCTACAAATTTCATCAAAAACAATGCAGTATCGGTCCACACATAAATTGCATCCCTACCTTTAATAGCTCCCATAATTTTAGAACCATCAGCAAGTCTTTGTGTACCTGCAGTATTTTCAGCTCTTACTGTGTATGAATCTATTTCATCAATACTTTCCTGGTCCGAGAATCTTATAAACATATCATCTTGAGTAGTAGGGTCCTTAACTGTTGTTTCAGTTCCAAAAAATACTAAGTGTCTATCGGGCGTTGATACCAATACATGACGTGATGCTGTTGGTGCATTAGGTAATACAGTTGCTCTAATTGATGTTGCGTTTGAAGGAGAAGCATCCCATTCAAAACATGCACCATTATATATAAGAGCAATAAGTTTTGTACCATAGTTATCAAGAATCCATAAACCAGGATCAATAGTAAAGTCAGTAGAAGATGCAATGCCCCATCCTGCATACGACGTAATATTTGTAATTGTTACTCCTGCAGAGTGAGTGGCTGCTGTAGTTCCATTAACCTCTCTAGCTCCACCACTTAAAGTATTCGTTGTAGTATTATTGTTTGTAAAAGAAATAAATTCAGTCCCTATCTGGATAGTACCTGAAGATGGAAATGCTGATGAATCTGTTAAAGGAATACTGGTTACAGCATCATTAATAGTAGAAGCTAGTGTTGTAGTTGCTGCACCTAAAACTGTACCACCAAATAAACCTGTACCAAAACCAAAACCACCTAATTGTTGAGCTGGACCTACATTATAATAACAAAGAACAGAAGTTGATCCTGCATTTGTAACCGGTGTTCCTGTTTCCTGAACCGCCATTGTAATAGTAAAAGTTGTACCTGTTGGAACACTTGTTACCATGAATTTTTCATCTTCAAAAGTAGCATTAGTAAAAGTTGAACCACTTAGTCCTGAAACTGTATCAAACATCACAATATCATTTTGTAATAAACCGTGAGCAGTACCACATGTTATTGTAACTGTTGTTGAGCTTGCCGTACTTGTAAAATCAGCACCTGTTAAGGTAGCTCTAATTGGATGAATATCATAATACACACCACCAGAAAAAACATAAAGAATACTGTTAGTACCTATTGCGGCGTATTTAACACCAGCATTATCATCCCAATGATGTATTGCTCTTGCAACACCGGTTAGTTTATCATCACCTAATTGAGACCAACCACCTATTTTTTCCGGGCTGCCATATCTAAAACGAACAAAATCACCATCAAACCATTGCCCTTCGGCACCTGTTTCTGTGACTTGTTTATTAAATCCTGGAGCAAAGCCTAATTTTTGTAACATATAAAAACCTGTTTACTAGGTATTATAGCAGATTGTAAGGTAATTCAATCTATTTAAAGCAAGGGGATTTCGTGGTGGGTCCTCCCCTTACAAGTTTAAATTGTATGTTATTTTTTACGTATAGTAAAGCCTTTAAAATAACTAGGTAAACCCAACATAATTCTTTTATCATATAGATTAGCTTTAGCATTTTTACCTTTTAAATTATTGTAGTGTAAAAATACTTGACCACAGTTTTTACCTTTAAATTCTTCTCGCCAATGTTCTAAATCACAACCAGAATAAATTAACATGTCTCCTGGATCAAGATTAACTTCTATTCCAGCTTGACCGGTTTTTTCAGTTGGATCTAAATATATAGGCCATGGCTCACCACCTAGATTTAACGTGGTAGATATTTCACATGAGTACCTATCTTTGTGTCGAGCTAGGACATCTCCTTTTTTGTAAATTCTTGCATAAGAATTTGTTTCACTGAGTTTTAAACCAGTGTGTTTTTCCATAACAGGTTTAACTTCATGTAATAAAGTGTCCATAACAATGTCACCGTAGTGTGAATAAGTGTTTGGTACTTGTTTATCATTCCATACACCATAATATTCTGTAAATGGAGATAGGTATTTTTGATCAAATAAAAATCTTGCGACATTTCTTTTATTTAAAAAATATTTATAAACAAAATCTGCCAACTCAGGTGAGATAGCATTTTTTAGTACTGTGTATTTATTTTTCTTAAACGACATTTAATACTCCTTTTATTGAAATGGATACCCTAAATTCCAGATAACCAAACTGTTTCTTTCTCCACTTTTTACAGGACATACTCTATGCCATACAAAACTTGGAAATACTACCACAGATCCTTTAGGTAAAATTTCTTTACATTTATGTATATTACGTTTTTTATCAGGATCCATGTTTCTAAAATCAAATTCTAATTCTCCACCCTTATAATTTTTTGGGTCAGATAACGTGACTGTTACTGATAATTTTCTAATCTTTCCGTTAATGGGGTCCTCTTTTTGTTTTTGATAAGGTTCGTTGTCACTATCACAATGCCAATCATAATACTGGCCTTTTTTATATTTTGTAAATTGACAAGATTCAGAATGATCCCATTTAAAATTCCAACCTGCTGATCTATTAGCCTCATGGATGTAGGGCTGAATTTGATTATAGATCCATCTATCATTCATCCAAACAATATCTGAATTTCTTTTCTTTTTTAAATCTATAACTTGTTTTTTATTTAATTTTTTACCACCAAATGCACCTGTAATTGCCATTTGTTCTTGTAATTGTTTTCCGTATTTAGAAATATCATCACAAATACGTTCTGGAACGGCTGATTGAAAATACCAATAATAGTTCTTTAAATTCATATGTCTTTATAAATTTATTATAACTGATTTAAAAATATTTGTAAAGAATAATTATGCGGATACCCAAGCTAGTGCTGATGCATCCCAATTAAAATTATTTTGTGGATCTTCATAATCTGTTGCTGTCCATTTTAGATTCTCTTCGTCCCAAACAACAGCTTTATCTGTTGTATCATCTGTTGGGTAAGTTACGGGTGCGTGCCAATCGTCATTAGCATTTAATGCCCATGATAAGTAAGGTTGTGGACTTATAAATTTATTTTTTGCAGCATCATAAATATCTCCTACACCTGCATATTTTTTTCTAAAATTGTGATTGTAAGAAGTCTGTTTCCAAGTGCCACCTTTAAAAAAGTTAATACACCATGTTTCTCCATCAATGTGTTCGTCCGATGGTACGCAATCATTTCCTACAACGACTACTCTTAGGACTACGTTATTGTTATCTAGTTCTGCAAAATATGCCATATTATATACCTACCACGTAATTACCAGAAGATACAAATGTTGCAACTTGTTCCCCTCCTGCAGTTGATACTGTATTACTCCCTCCGGTAACTGATATATTTGAATCTGCAGGTGATCTAATTATAACAACCCCTGATCCACCAGCTCCTGCAGAAATACCTGTTGGTCCACCTGGTCCACTAGTACCACCTCCACCACCACCAGTATTTGCTACACCACTTCCAGCTTGTTGAGGATAAGGACTTCCACCACCACCTATTCCACCACCTCCGGCTCCACCAGCTCCAAAAGAAGTAGTTGCATTTGAACCACCACCTCCACCTCCTGCGTATGTTACTGCTGAACCTGTAATTGAACTTTCTCTACCTGCACCACCAACACCTGCTTGACCACTGACACCATCTCCACCATCAGCAGTTGCTCCACCACCACCACCGGCAGCTTGACCGGGTCCACTAGGTCCTGGAATACTAATATAACCCATTCCACCAGGACTACCTTGAGGTCCACCATCTGCAGTAGGAGTAGCAGGTGTATTACCGGCTCCTCCATCCCAAGCAGGATAAGGACTTCCACCACCTCCACCACCACCTGAACCACCGGATATATAACCATTTGAACTATCACTATGTGCATCACCACCACGACCACCACCATAAGTTGTACGTGATCCACCATTATAAGCCATTACTGAATTTGCACCAGCACCACCTTGACCTCGACCTGCTGCACCACCAGCACCAATTGTAATTGCGTAAGTTGTCTCTACTAAAAAAGGTACTCCTGCAGCGGCTGGATTAGAAAATGAGTAAGCTAAACCCCCAGCTCCTCCACCACCACCTGCACTAGTATTTGAACCTCCACCACCACCGGCTACTACTAGAAAATCTGCTGTGAATGGTACGTAATCAGCTCTTCCTCCAGAACCAAATCCTAAAACTTGATAACCAAAAGATTTGCCTTTTGTATTTTTAATATTTTTTGTGTTCTTACCTGATGTAAGTTTGTTTTTTAAATCTCTCATATCTAAATTCCTTATGCGTCGTTAGCTGCATCAGTAGTAAAGAATATTTTAATACCTAAAAGTCTAGCTACTCCGGTATACGTATCCGCACCTGCGTTTGCATCTCTAAATATTTGAAAGTAAGTTTGTTGATCTACTGCAGGAGATCCTGCAATTGTAACTGCAGAACTTTCTGCTGAAACTTGTTGATCTTCTACTGTTCCTATACCAGCATCTGTAATATTTACTGCTGTTCCAAAAGCAGCGTCAATAGTATCACTATCACCACATGCTACACCTTGTAATCCAAATATACAGTCTCCTGTATTTGTAGTGCTTGGTGTCCAAAAACATTGGTAAGTAATTGTTCCTTCATTCCATGATTTAGGAAAAGCTACTGAAAATTGTGCATGGTCATCTGCAGTATCTGCAAAATCCATGACTTTCATGTCTGGTCTTAAAGCTGTTGTTTCTATTTGTGCGGCTGCGGCACCTGCAGTTGTTGTTGCATACATAGCTGAAGCTGGAACCCACATAGTTTCTTTTCCTGCAATTTGAACTGCAGCTGTTCCTGATTTAAGAACTCCTGTTCCTTTAGGATTAATATTT